GGACAAGTGCACCTATACCTGCCTGTTGAGCAAGTATTTTATTTCGTTCTATATCAGCTTGTCTAGCTAACTCAGCAGTTGCTTGTTCTGTAACAAGACTTTGATACGGATCCATTAAGGCTTGTATGTTTGCCTGTGTTGGTAATTCATCGGCACCTCTTGCAGTTGCCGCCGCTTCTTCTAATAATCCTGGAACACCAGTTGCTCGTGATTTAAGTGTTGCTAATCCCTCATCAATAGTGCCTGCACCTTTGGTAAAAAAAGGCATAAAAGAACCAATCCCTGCACCAGTTTCAATCGCTTGTGTAGTCAATGGATCTTGAGCCGCTACCTGTATCTCAGGAACATCAATTGGTGTCTCCCCTCTTGCCAGTGCTTGGTCTAGTATTTTTCTTTGTATCTCCTCTAAAAAGGGAGCTTGTCTTACTATACTAGAAGTAGTTGTTGTCTCAGCCATAAGCAGGACCTCCTTCAAATCTTCTCATTAAATCATACATTCTTGCAGCACCTACATTTCTATCTCCACCACCTGCGTTTCGTACTGCTTTGGCAGTCATAACAAATTCGCCATCAGATAGTTTAGCGTTTACATCATCAGAGGTACCTGTTCCTGGTCCAATAACTTCACCACCACCTGCAAAACTAGCAAGATATCTTTGTGCATCTTCTAATGTTATACCTGCAATACTAGCTAGGGTTTGCGGACTGTCCGCATAAGGAGAGAAGATGCCCGCTTGTCGTTTTAAATCTTGTGCTTCTGCACTGTTTTTATCCTCTAATGCTAAATACTTATCATACGCAGATCTTTGTGGGTCAGATAGTTTACCTAAATCTTCTTCTGATAGTTCGCCCTCAGGTGTCAAAGCAAGAACTGTTGCTCCAGCTAAACCTGCTATACCTAATGGACTTGTTGCTACATCTTTTATTAATTTTCCTGCACCACCTGAGAAAATACCACTTGATGTTGTTTCTATTGGTTTAGATACTGAAGGAGAAACGTCTCCATAAGAGGTTCCCTCTGCTTTAGCTAAAGCTTCACCACTAGTAGCATCTGCTATATTAGATACTTTGTCTACTCTTCCTGTACCAGTTTCTGGTGCACCTTTTACGCCCTCAACAGCTTTTACACCACTAATGTCTGCATTATAACTAGGAAATAAAGCAGAGCCAACGGTTTTAAAAGGTCTAGACGCTAACTCTTGTGCGCCCTCTCTAAATAACAAGTTTGCTCCTCTTGGGCCGAGTATGCCTTGAGCAAATGGGTTTTTTGCTCCACCACTAAAAATATTACCTGCGGCTTCAATAGGAGATAACGCTCCTTTTTTTAAACCTTCTAAAAATGATTTACCGTACCCTGCTGATGGGCCTTGTGTAAAAGCTCTACCTGCACCTGTTGCTACGGCTTGACCTGCATATGCCATAGCAGCACTTCTAAAAGCATCGGACATTGAGCCACCTTGTATCTTTGTCATCAAAGCAGATGCAAGAGGTCCACCTACGCCCGGAGCTATCATATTACCAACTATTGGTACAATAACAGGAGCGGCTTTTTTAATAATTCTTTTCACAGCTCTAAAAGCTTTTTTAAAGAAAAACTCTGGTTGACCAGTTATAGGATTGATTGAGTTTAAACTATTACCTACCACATATCGATTTGGGTCTTTGATACCCATCATACGCATTTGTGCAAATAATTGGTTCTTTAGTTCTGGGTTAGCGTCAAGTATTTCTGATGGCACAACTGTTTCGCCTTCAGCAGCGTGTACCATATATGTGTCTCCATATCTACCTAATGATGCTAAACCTGAAGCAATGGATTGAACACTTGGTTCACCTGAATATTTAGGACTTGTCTGCTCCATTATGAAATCTCCAAAATACTTAGAAATGCATTAATTACACTTCCTGTTGCACAATTTAATATGAGCGTATCACTTTCCTCTAAAACAAACGGAGCAGTGAGGGACGTTTCTCCAGCGGCAGCCATAGTACTCTTATCTATAATGACTGTTGTAGAAGCAGAGCTATCTCGTATACTTACAATAACATCTACTGTTCCACTATGATTATTATACAAATTTATATTTTTTACAATAGCTTGTGTAGCAGTAGGACACGTATATATTGTGGTATCTGATGTCCCTGATACTACTGTTGCTACATTTTGAAACGAGTTTGCCATAGTTTAACTAAAAAACCAAGAAACTGACCTAGATCCATCTAGGCTTTCTACTTCCTGAGGAAACTCTTTTTTAGTCAACGCTACCTCTATATCTCGTAATATTCTTTGAAAAGTTATTACATCATACTCATCTGGAGCATCTGCAAAACTTTGTTCTAACAATTTAGCCATTATCTTCTCCCATCTTTTCTAATATCTAATCGTAAATCTCCAAGTGTCCACGCAACATCTGCGGAATCTACTCGAACCACTGCCTGTCTTGTTCTAGCTCGTAAAAAAGATTGCTCAGTAGTAGAAGTAACCGTGTTGGTAGAGTTTGTCGTTAAACTTTGACCAGGAAAGTTTCTAGTTTTAATAATATACTGCACGGATGCATTAGAGTTATTTAACGATACATCTGGTATCAATCTATTTACGAACATAAACTCATTACCATCACCTAAATCAAAATCCGCAGATTCAATAAAACTTGTCATAGGAGTTCCGTCATCATTCTGACCTGTTTCGTGAGTATATATATATTGTGTTCCGTTCAAAGAACCTGCGGCTCTAGGGTTATCGTGTATTCCATAATCAACCCAAGCTGTTCGTACCATAGTGCCAATATCCCAAGTGTTTTCTGTGTAGTTATATTTTACATAACGATCTATTTCTGTTGAGTCACTAGATACGTAAAACCAGAATACCTCATCAAACATTCTATTTGATGCGGCAAAAAATTTAAAGCTTTGTTGTAAGTTAATATCATCAAAAACATAACGAAGTACAGTACAAGGTATAACTTGTAATTTACCAGTGTATGCATAAAAATTTTCTCTATCCATCCAAAACACTCTATCTCCTACAGTCGTGATAGCGTTTGGCCCTACGATAGAAACATTACCTGCAAGCAAGGTAAAACTAAAAGTAAATGGTGGCCCTACAAAACGCATAGCGTGTAGATTAGCATCTGTTAATATTAATATTTCTTGTCTTGTTTTTCTTGCCGTAATAATTTCTGAACCAGAAGATATTCTTTGACCTCCTGCGGTGTTAGTGGCAGTAGGTGTCCAGTCAAATGGGTTCTCCTGATCAGACCAACGAACTTGTAACAAGTCTTGTTGTGTTTCTCCTCGAGGGTTAGACGCTAAAGCAATGACGTGTCTATCAGAAGGAGATACCATAATCTTTCTTACAATTGTAGGACAATCAGATGCCCCTGCTTGAGAGGCTAAACTAGAACCTCGTGTAGAGGTGCCAAGTGTTTTATCCCAGTAGAACGGTGTGCCATCAAACACATTAAAAATTAAATCTTCACCCCAATTGTCTTGAGACCATAAACGTATGTTCTGGCCAGTAGATGCCGTAGTTAAAGAACCCTCACCCCATCCAATAAAATCATTTGCTTCTTTAACAGATACACCAGTACTATGCGCCACGGCGGTTGTGCCTCTTGCTCCTCTAACAACTCCTGCATCAAGTGTGTTTGTACTTTTACCTGTGTATAAAATTAATTCATCTTCTATTAATATTATTCCTACAAAAGTAACGGCATCGGTGCTACTATGTGCCGCTATAGTAGAGCCATCAGAAGCTCTTGTTAAAGAACCAAATGTATTTCCTGTTTTTGTTGCGTATCGTATAAATTCACTGTTTATTTTTATAGTACCTTTTGATGGAAAAGAAGAGGCATCTGCTACGGTAACACTAGTGCTGTATACATCTAAATCAGAACTTAATGTAGTGGATGCAGTTTCAAAATCAGAAGCACTAGTTAAAGGTATTGAAGTAACAGAATTATTAATCCCTGTAGATAATGTTGTTGCAGAATAAGTAGAAGTAGTTCCACCCCAAAAACCTGCACCCCAACCTGTGCCTGAAACAACCGTTCCTAAACCTGTATTGATTTGATATTGAGCTAATACAGAAGAACCACCTCCTGCGGTAGAACCAGAGGACGCACTTCCTGTTGTAGTTATCACATAAGAGTTTGCGTCTATGACTTGTGTAATTTGATGTTCTTTATTTATTTGTGCAGCAGTTATTCCATCGACAGCGGTTGCTCCACTGTAAGTAACGTAATCATTAACAACGGCTCCGTGACTTGCGTGTGTAACAGTTAAAGTACTTGTCCCTGCGCTACCAGTATAAAATGGGTTAGATCCTAAAGTAACGGTGGATCGAATAGGAGTAATATCATTGTATCCACCACCTTGCTCGATGTAAAATTTTGCCTCGGTTCCTAAACCCATAAATTTAGAGCCATCTAAAGCCGCCCAAACGTGTAACGACCTACCAGTGCCATCATAATTATTACTACTTAATCGAGACCATCCTCCCATTTTTTCAGGACGACCTTTTCTAAATCGTATTAAATCAGAATTAAACCAACCAAATTCATTGGCATAAGATGTGGTTTCTCTATTAACCCCTGGTTTAAAAGGTATCTTTTTTAAAGGCACAACTAACCACTCTTTCTCGGTCTGCCTCTTTTTTTCTTAGGCTTACACTCACAAAGTTTACCAAATAGTCTCTGTTTTATTTTACCTAATATAATCTTGAACTGTGCTATCACTTGTCCACCTATTTATTCTATTTACAGTTTTAATTGTACCATCACTGTTAAACTCATCTGTATACAGAGCTTTAAATGCAGTCATGTCACTTGCATTAGTAATCGCAGTTTCAATGTCATCACAATCTTTTCTTATGGCTGTAACATAAGTTTTTACTGCATCAGGTATAGCTTTACTACTATCGTAAATACTACGTTCTACTAACCAATTAAATCTACCTATTAATTCATTTGCAGTAATTTTACACTGATTTTTTGCTAATGTTTTTAAACCATAATTAATAACTTGTTCCCCTGTCATAGGGTCTTTCATATCACTACCATCTTCGTTTTTAGCATTAGCATCATCTAATGCTCTATCAGTAGTAGTGTATTTAGTAGTAACTTTTTTACCAGAACTACTAAAAGTGTATGTAGGTTGACTTGTAGTTTCAAATCTATCATCACCTTGTGTTCCTGGTTCTACTGTATAGATACCTATAGCGTTTAGTTCATCCCAAGTCCATGCAGTAAATATTCTACGAGAATGTCTAATATCATCTATAACCATATCTTTAGGTCTAGCTATTATCTCCTCTATTTTATTATCCTTTATATAAGCCCACATATTATTTCACCTCCTTAAAAAGCGTTGCTATATTTTGCTGGCACATCACCCCATGCTCCATAAAGAATAGTAGCACCATTACTATTAAAATCACCACTTGAAGTGCGAATTTTAAATCCTACACTAGTAAAATCAACATCAATACCAGTTGCTTCTGCATCAGACCTATTCCATGCAATATATTTACTAGCTGGGTTAAACGTACTTCTAGCAGTATCTTGTATCCACCAATCACCTGCACTATCTAATAACTTGACAAAAAACATACGAGGTCTAAATCCTGTATAGATAAATGGTCCATTAGCATTACCATTTCCTGAAAATGTTCCAAATTTTTGATAACCTTCAACATTTATCCAATTATACATAACATAGGTATTAGAGCTTCCATTAATATCTGAATGAGTTCCTATAGATATAACAGAAGAAGTCATAGCAGTATTTTGAAAATAATTTCCATCTGATTGAGCATTATCAAGTTGTAAATATAAATTATGGTCATTACTAGCCATATTTTTTTGAGATGTAGCTACCCAATTACCAGAAGCATCTCTTCTCTTAAATAAAGTAAAATCAGGAACAGCACCTAAACCATGTCCTACTGTTGCATTTGAACCAGTACCAGTATAAGTACCTATACTAAAACCTTTTCCTACTTGTAATGTAGTTGTTATTGAACCATCTGAATTGGAGCTTGTCACTCCTCCATTTGCTTTCCAACACCAAGCTACATAATTGTAAGAACCATTTTGTGTATTATCTCCTCCAGATGACCAAGAAAAACCATCAGTATCAAAAGAAGATAAAAATGAAGAATCTGTATCTTCAGCATTTGTTCTACTGCTCCCTATTCTTTTTAATGCACCTCTACTAGAATCAAACATTGCGTGGTGTTGAGCACTATTCCTAGCTTTAATCCATACCAAATCTGGTTTAAATCCTAAATTGCTTACACTTTGTGCTCCATCATTACCTGTATAAAGAACTGTATTAAATTGTTTACCAGGATAATCTGTATCAGTCTGTGCAGGGTCTATGTCGTCTGATACTGGTAAGTTCCCTGAACATAAAGCTAAAAATCCTGTTGGTGGTGCGTATTTAAAATCACCAAAACCATTTTCATCTGCATTACCACCTGCTGTTATTCTTCCTGCAAATGTAGAATCTTGTCCAAAGTTTTGTGGAAAGTTTTCACTACTACTATCATTATAAGAACAAGTTATTGGAACCCATGTTCTCGTAGTA